AATGTTCCAAATCCCACTGAAGGATCATATTCGGTTAAACTATTTTTAGTGATTGATAAAGATCCAGATTGTTGAACATAAGCATCTGTTCCATCATGAAGAGATAATACTTCATGTATAGCTTTAGATGCTCCAATACTTACCTCTACAACAGATTTGACTGCATTAAATCCATTAGCATTTAAAGTAATTAATGTTGATATTCCAACGTTTGTTGAAGACAAACCAGAATATATTGATGTTCTTTCACTACCATCTGCTTGACCAGTTGTTTTGAATCTATATGTGCCATTCGAAACTCCAGTTGTTCCAATACCTATAATTTTTGATCTTAAATTTAAAGTATTACTACCATCATTTTCTAAACTCAATATTAAATTATTTTCTGATATACTAGACGTTATAATTCCTAATTTATTCAGTGATAATTTATTATCATCTGTATTAAAATATGCTTCTGATAGGAAAGTATCAGTTCCTGAATGAGAAACAAAAGTCTCAACTAAATTCATTTCTTTAGTTGTGTCATCAGTTATTTGTATTGTGGCATATAATGATTCAAATTCACTAAGTGGAGCAACAATGATATTTGTTGTTATTCCTGTAGTACAGGACTGCTTTGATGAATTTAAATCAATAGGTCCTATAGATGTTGATCCAAATCCTACAGTATTTTCATTAAATTGTGCTGAGAATATTTTTAAATCATAATCCGCATCAGCTGCAGGAATTGGTGCAAATCTTAGGGTGTTTGTTTCAACAATCGTAGAGACACCTGAGACAACTTTGTCTGTAATATCTTTGTTCAGTGTAAAGTTAGCAAAATTATCCTCATTTAAATTATTGAATCCAACCCCAGAGTTAATTAAATTAGATTTTTCTACTAAGATATTTTTTACCCCATTACTTAAGAGGATAAAATCTGATATTTGAATTCTATTAGTTCCAGATGAACTTTTTGTAATTATAATTAAATTATTGAATAATCTGCTTGACGTTGAATCAGAAAATTCAAATATATCTAAAAATTCATTTGCATTTCCTTGTAAATTTGTAAATTCTTGATTTATATTATCAATAGTTAATACATCATTAGTTTTACAACTTACAAAATCTGTTAATCTTATATTTTCAAATTTGACAAATCTACTTGTATTGTCAACGATAGGTTCAGCATCCGATACAAGATCAATATTTCTTATTTCATCCACTCTCTTTTCATTAATTACATCGATAACTATATTAACATTACTGTCTGATCCAACTCCTACCACCGCATCAGAAAGCACAGTCGTATCAGCAAAATTCTTCATACCACTAGTGTGAAGTAAATTATTTACGGGAGTTCTTAATTTTTTCCACTCAATTGGACTTTGAACTGAATATGACATATTTTGATAATAATCATTATCAGATACAACTTGAAAATCTTCACTTAATTTACCAGTATTATCATTCCAATTAAGATTTTTTAAAATAGAAAAATCTGTTTTTAATCTAGCAACATTTTTAGTTATTTTCGATACAGTGCATTGACTACCTGAAGTTTCTCCAATTAAAACATCATCAATTCTCAATAGATCTGATCTATCTAAAATTTTTAACTTACCATTATCAACTCGAACCACTGAAAAACTACCCACATTGTTTTTTCTTCTTAATTTTTCACCTAGCTCAAAAGTTGATTGATTTTGAGTTATGAAAAATTCTGGATAATCAGATTTATTAATAACAGTTGCAAAAGTCTCAACAACAGTCTTTGCGATTCCTGTATTTGATGTTAATGCTGAAACATCTATTGTGACCTCTGCTGGTACATTATTAGTATAGTTAGAGACTGTTAGTAATTTAAATCCATAGTCTTTGGAGTTAAATCCAGTTCCATCAGTACTAAATTTTTCAATACCTTCAATAAAAACAGTATCACCTATACTAAATGGTTCAACAGCAAATGTTGTTGAAGGTGTTGCTATCTTACAAGTAAAAATACCAGATCCATTTGAGACAACATCTGTTATGACAGTACCATTTGTATTATTAATTGCTCTTAAAGTTACTTTATTTGATGGTAAACCTATAGGTTTTTCAGTAACATTTACGGAGAAAATACTATTCTCCAACATAACAGGTTCTATAAATCCAGTTCTTATTTCTTCACCTGTGTCTGAATCAACTATTATAATATCTGGTGGGTCAATATAATTTGCTCCACCTTGAGTAATACTTACGATACCTAAAGTGTTTGTATTTTTGATGTCAACACTTGATGATATTAAACTTTCTGGTTCTAAAGTTTTATCTGAAGAATATTCAAAACCTTCATTAATAATTCTAATTTCTTCAACATCTCCGATATTATTAGAAGTAGGTAATATAGAGGCTCCTGAACCTTGTGAGGTAGTATCTACTCCTACAAAATTAGGAATTTTTTTGAAATTAGAACCACTAGAAATAATATTGATGGAGTTTATTGATCCTTTTGTGTTCTTTGATGTTGTATTATATTTTATTTCTCCATCTGTAGCATTATAAACTAATTTTTCTGGAACATTATTTAAAAATACTTCAAAAGTAGTGGCACCTACTCCTGTTATATCATAGGATCCACTATAAACACTATCAACAAATGATATTTGTGAATAATTTTTCACCTCTGTATCTGATGTGCTTATAAATCCTGTTTTTTCTAAATTGTAAAATAATGTATTGGGTAAACTATTTCCATATCCAATGGTTAAAGCAGCACCTACTGAACCATTTGCGATTGATGTTACTACATTAAAAGTAGTATTTTTTCCGTCAGAAATAAATTCATTTTTAAAGAAATTATCATAATAAATCTTTAACTCATAACCAGTTAAAGATGAGTCTGAAAGATCAAAAACTAAATTGTTATTTTTAATTGATTTTAATTCTGGATTAATTAAAGCTAGTGATTGTGTAGATCCACCTGTGCTTCCAATACCAACTGTGAGTGGTATATTTTTTGATATATCCGATAATGTTTCAGATAATTTGAAATTATTATCGTCAACTTTATAAACAAAATAATTTTTGTTCTCTAATCCATCAGGTAACAAATCAGATTGATATTTAACTTTATCACCAGTATTAAATTCATGATTTTGAATGTTAATTGAATTAGTTGTAGTATTA